TGATGAGGAGGAATAATGAATCCATTTGAGTATGCTAATGAGTTGATAACAAAAGATAAGTATGATGAAGAAACACCAGAAAGAAAAGATTATAAACCATTTCTAATTAATCGTACTTTATCATATCATAATGATTTAATACATTACGTCAATTATTTGAATCAATATCCAGATGTAAATGATAAACTGCATTATGATTTTCTTAACTTGTCCATAGTAAAGAAAAAGAGACCTAAGAAATGGTGGATTAAGGGTAAGAAGTATGAGAACATGGAAGTAATAAAGGATTATTATAAGTACAGTACAGATAAAGCTATAATGGCTTTGTCTGTTTTATCTGGTAAAGATATTAAAAGCATTAAAAATAAGCTCTTCAAGGGCGGAGGAAAGTAATATTATAAATACCTATATAATGTGTTATAATTATTTTAACTGTTGAATTGAAAGGAACAGAACAATGAATGATAATGTTAAGTGGTCAATCGAAGATATGATAGAAGTTCGATTGAAAGAAGATGATGATTTTTTAAAAGTCAAAGAAACACTCACACGCATTGGAATAGCATCACGCAGAGAAAAGAAGTTATTTCAATCTTGCCATATACTTCATAAACAAGGTAAATATTATATCGTGCATTTTAAAGAGTTGTTTGCTCTTGATGGAAAGCCTACCAATATTTCCGAGAACGATATTGAACGTAGAAATACGGTTGTGAATCTTTTAAACGAATGGGATTTAGTTGAGATTGTTTCACCAGAGAAAGCTCAACCAACTACTTCTATTCGACAAATGAAAATTCTTCCTTTTAGTGAAAAGGGTGAGTGGGATTTACAAGCCAAATATACTATTGGTAATGTTTCTATTAAAACTTCTAAGGAACCATCAAAAGATAAGACGTTTGAAATTGGTGATGATTTTGCCGTATGATAAAAATTATTTTATTATGTAGTATTTTAATGACAGGCTGTTCAACCATGGCCGACTTAGCAGCCAATGCTTTAGGTGGTGCTATAGGCAATATGATTGATAGACGTATTGAAGATAAACTTGGTAATGATGCTGGTTTATCTGATGAAAAACTTGACGGTAAAATAGATAAAAAGAAAAAGAAAAAAGAATTTACCGTTGTTGATGAAAAGGGTAAGGAGATTAAATAATGAATGTAAAAATTGTGAAATTTGTAAGTGGTGAAGAAATTATAGGTGAATGGGATGAAGAAACCAGTTTAATAAAAAATCCTGTTGTAATGATTCCCGTGGATAAAAATAAAATAGCTTTCCAACCATGGCTTCCATACGCCGAAGATAAAGAGTACAAATTAAAAGAAGCACAGATACACGTTGTAGCTAATCCTAGTTCTACGATTGTCAATGAATACAATCGTATGTTTGGTTCAGGTATAGTGGTTCCTAATGATAGTGGTGGGCTTATTGCTTAAGTTGTTCCTTTAATTATTAACCATTTTTTGATATAATATATACACTATGAAATTCTATACCTACGCAAGTCAAGTATTCAATAAAATCTATATTCGTGAAATAGATAATAAGGGTGAAGAATATTCTGAAACATTCGATTTTAGACCAACTCTTTATGTTCCAGCACCAAAAGAAAAATCAAATTTTAAAAGTTTAGATAATCGGCCTTTGGCTGATATAAAGTTTCCTTCAATAAAAGAGTGTAAAGATTTTATTGACCAATATTCAGGTGTTACCAATTATAAGATTTTTGGTAATACAAATTATGTATTTCAGTTTTTATCTGAGCAATACGCTGATGATGTTCAATGGGATAAATCCAAAATATTAATCTATACTCTTGATATTGAGGTTGCTTCAGATGATGGCTTTCCAGATATTCGTTTGGCCAATGCACCAATAACAGCAATAACAGTTCATAACAGTATTAACGATATATATTATGTTTTTGGTACTGGTGATTATACACCAGATAAAAATATTAAGTATTTTCGTTTAGATAATGAAGAAGAAATGATGCAAGTTTTCTTGGATTGGTGGAAAGATAATCCACCTCATATCATTACTGGATGGAATTGTAAATTCTTTGATATTCCATACATTGTCAATCGAATGAAATATCTGGATATTGAAGCCAAGTATCTTTCACCAATTAAAAGAGTAGTCGATAAGAATGTAGTTATTGCAGGCCGTGATAATATGTATTATACGATTATCGGCATATCCACTTTGGATTATATTGATCTATATAAGAAATATACTTACAAGGCAAGAGAATCATATCGTCTGGATTATATAGGCCAAGTGGAGCTTGGCATGGGGAAAATTACAGATGATGAAATGCAAGGGTATGATTTATATAAAACAGATTATCAAAAGTTTATAGAATATAATATTAAAGACGTTGAGATTGTTAAAAAACTAGACGATAAGATGAAATTATTGGATTTGGTTATAACTATAGCCTATGAATCCAAGATTAATTTTGAAGATGTATTTTCACCAGTTAAGACCTGGGAAACGATTATTTACAATTTCTTGAGAAAACAAAATATAGCTGTTCCACAGGAAAGGCATAAGGGAGAATCAAAAGGTGGTATTGAGGGTGGATATGTAAAAGAGCCTCATGTTGGCTTGCACAAATGGGTCGTATCATTTGACTTAAATTCTCTTTATCCACATTTAATTCAACAATATAATATCAGTCCAGAAATGATTTCAAATGATGAGGTTTTAAAGATAAAATATAAAGATGGAGTTAAAGGTTTACTGGATAAAAAATTAGATACAAAATACTTAAAAGAACATCAAATGACGTTGACCCCAAATGGTCAACATTTCTTAACAAAACACCAAGGATTTCTTCCTAAGTTAATGAAGTCAATGTATGATGAACGTGTTATTTATAAAAAGAAGATGCTTGAAGAAGAGCAGAGATTGGAGGATGGAAATTATAAAAATAAAGAAGAAATTGTAAATAATATTGCAAAATTTAATAATGTTCAGATGGCTAAAAAGATACTCTTAAATAGCGCCTATGGTGCATTGGCCAATCAGTATTTCTTGTATTATTCTCCTGAACAGGCAGAAGCCGTTACTATGTCGGGTCAGTTGTCGATTAGATGGATCGAAAAGTATATAAATAAATTCATCAACGATTTACTCAAAACAGGAGATAGAGATTATGTTATCGCATCGGATACAGATAGCATTTATATCACGTTTGATAAGTTGGTTAATGAAGTGTGGGGAGAGGGAATTGAAACTGAGAAGGTTATCAACTTCTTGGATAAAATGTGCAAAGATAAAATTGAACCATATATTGAGGGGTGTTATAAAGTTCTTTATTCGTATGTAAACGCATACGAGCAAAAGATGGTGATGAAAAGAGAGTCGATAGCTGACAAAGGTATCTGGACAGCTAAGAAAAGATACATTCTGAATGTTTATGACTCTGAGGGTGTAAGATACAAAGAACCTAAATTAAAGATAATGGGTATTGAGAGTGTCAGGAGTTCTACTCCGCAATGGTGCAGAGAGAACATACAATCGTTGATAAAGACAATTATCAATACAGATGAGCAGACAGTAATAAAAACTATTGAAGATTATAGAGAAACTTTCAAGACTTTGAAGTTTAGTGATATTGCATTTCCAAGATCAGTCAAAGGCTTGAGTAAATATAAATCTTCAAAAGATATTTACATTAAAGCTACTCCAATACACGTTAGGGGTACTTTATTGTATAACCATCATTTAAAGGAGAAAAACTTAGTAAAGAAATATCAACTAATCCGTGATGGAGAAAAGATTAAGTTTGCATATCTGAAAGAGCCAAACATACTCGGTGAGAATGTGATTGCTATTGCAACCGTCTTGCCGAGTGAGTTTGGTTTAGAGAAATATATAGATTATGACTTACAATTCGATAAATCGTTTCTTCAGCCAATTAAGAATATATTGGATGTTATTGGATGGAAGTCGGAGAATATGAGTTCGTTAGAATCATTTTTTTAATCATTTTTTTGAGGTGAATATATGTTAAATAAAAAAAAGAAAACACATTATGTATATAGACTGTATGATATAACAGAAGATAAGTATTATGGTGGTGTAAGAACTTGTCCTGATGGAGTAGCACCAGAGGATGATACATATATGGGAAGTAGTAATTATGTAAAAGAAAAGATAAAATCTGGTAATAAATTTGAGAAAATGATTGTTGCAGTATATTCAACACGAAAAGAAGCCGTGGAAGGTGAGGTTCGATATTTGGAAAAACATAAAGCTGCACAATCAGAAAACTGGTATAATAAAACTAATTCTTTTCCAAACTTTTACGAACATTCAGAAGAAGTCAGAAGAAAAATGAGTGAATCAGCTAAATGCCATAAAGTTTCAGAAGAAACTAGAAGAAAAATAGGTGAAGCAAATAAAGGCAAGAAGCAGTCCGAAGAAACTATAAGAAGAAGAAGTGAAGCAAATAAAGGCAAGA